TTTAACTTGTTTAGGGTAATCCCAGTATCTATTGAGAAACACTTTCTTCTAATAGTCCGGTTTCAAATGCTTTTAACTTATCCCTAGAAAAACCTTTGAACTCTTGTATCAATGCTAATGACTCTGTTTTCTTTTCTGTGGACAATAGTCCTGCTATCTTCATTAGTGTTTCTAGTGCTCTTAGCTTATCAGAATCCCTAGCATCTTTCTTGTCTACTATATCTTTTGCTTGTTCTAGTAGATATGTCTTACTGATACCAAGGTCATCTAATATTTCTTCGATTTCTTTATTGACCAATGTTCTAATCCTCTTTTGTCTTAATAGTATCCTCGCCCTTTCAAGTGCATATTCCTCGTTGTTAGTATCAAAAGAATGTATATATGCGTCTTTCTTGTCTATGCCCTGTGCGACTAGCTTGGCAAAGTATCTTTCTTTTTCAGTTATATATTTATGTCTACCACTGCCAAAACGATTGATGTCTTTAGCAGGCTCTCCTTCTAGCTTTTGCTTGCCATTTGTATACTTGAGACCTAGCAATGTTTTAACAACTGTCTGTTTGCCTTTATAAGCAGTGCTATTGATAGTGCTCTTTTTAATTATACTAAGTATTTGTCCATCATCACTAACGGTCCATTCACCTTCTTCTGCGGTGCGCCAGTCAGTGTTAATCTTTTCTTTGGGGTATTGTTTGCGGAACTCTTCCTCATTATCAAATAAATGATAATCCACGCCTTTGATTGTTCTAAGATACATTATGCCTGAGCTTCAATCTCTGGCTTAGTCCCTGTAACGAAGTCTACTAATACTGGGGTATCCATCTCATCTATGACCATTAGTATCTCCATCATGTATTGGTGGTCACCAGTATCAATGAACTTCTTTGATAGGCTTTTTAAATAATCTATCGCAGGTCCTAAATCAAGTACTTCTATACGAGGTTCTATTTCCATAGCGGTAATATAATCATAGAATATAGTATTCAACAAGTAATTAAAATAAGTGTTGACAGGTATAGTGTTTTTACTATAAATTTCAACTGTTGGTTGAAAGGAACAATAATATATTAATATATTAATATTATATTATTAATATTAAATAATATTATTAATATTAGATAGATAGTTAATATTATAATATTTTAATATATTACCGCATTTTACCGCCGCAGTCAATCCAACCTAAATCTCAAAAAAAATCCAAAAAAAATATTTTACTATGTGTGTCTTTCTTTTTTTATGCACACGCCACCCCCCGTTGCCTTTTCGTTGAAAAAAAGTTAGGTTGAGAAATCCAATCTCATTTCATAGTACGTTAAATATTTCACAATATAAACGTAGCTAGAAAAAAAGTTTAAAAAAAAATGGAACCTTTTACCCCGTCAATCATATACAGTACAGTTCTTTGAAAATGTTTTTTTCGCCCCCGGTAAATCTACCGCACCATTGCCTGACAGCGTGCGGGGGGCGTTAGCGGGTCTAAGTCTCTCGAATGCAACCCGTGACTATTCTCAACCCTTAATAATAAATAATAGGAGGTTCAAAATGAACCAATATGATGAATATGCACAAATGATGAACGGTGCACAATCTAACGGTATTTCACAATCTAACGGTATTATGCCAGTTCAACCAATCGTACAACCAGCAAACATTACAAAAGAGGCTGTTGTTGTAGATTCTGTTGACATTCCACAAAATGTTAATGGCGGTACATTTGACCCATTTTGTGAGATTGATGTCCTACCTTTAGAAAATGCGGACGGTTTTCAAAGTGGAGCCCGTAACGTGAGAGTTAAAAGAGATACTGGACAATATTTAGAGGCTGGAATTGTAAGCCCTAAATATTTGTTAATCAAGAATAAAGCTATCAATGATAAATGCAATATTATTAGAGATGAATCTGGCTTAGACTGGGAACATGACAGGATATTCTTTGACGGTAAACGTTACAAGAATGTCTTCAGAACTCAATCTATTCAAAGAGAACTTAATAATGGTGATGTTGCTTATTTGACATTTACCGAGATTAACAGTTATGACCAAAGCTCACCAGCTGGCTGGCGTATTGACTTTATGATTCAAGTCTGTAAGAATGGTATGCTGTCAGCTAGACACGGTATTGGCAAATCATTTGCTCACACTATGTCCAATGTTGACTGGCAACAGGAGATTATGACAGCTACCGCCACTCTCAGGGGTGAGGGTATTGTCAGAAGACTGGACAGCTTTGCAAATGCTTGCGGTAAACTACAAGCCCCTTTGACTATGGAAGCCCTGACAGACATCAGGAAAAACCATATCAACAAGCTACCAGCCTTGCGCTACGGTGAAATCTTAGACAAGTTTCACAATAAGCCTGAGTACAAGGATGGACGCCTATGGGACCTTATGCAAGCGGGTACTAATACCTTATGGCACAAGGATAAGATAACCAAGGCTGTATTTGACAATAACGCTCACTTTGTGGATGGTATGCTTGACTTTGGAGAAAAAGCCTACGTTTCATAATATAACCAAACTACGGGGGGCGCAAGCCCCCCAGAAAGAAGAGAATAAAATGACCCTTACACAAACTATCGAAATGGACAATGAAGTCTATATTATAGAATATGTTATGTCTTCCGTAACCAATACCATTAAAATAGTTGAAATGACTAAAAATGGTAAGTTTCACAGGATGAACTGGATAAAGAATCCAGCTATTAGAGAGCTGATACTTAAGACGCTAGAAGAAAGTTACGAATACCAGATTCAAGACTAGACAAGGACAGCCCCCGAGAAATCGGGGGTTTTCTTTTTTTTAATATTTTTTTTATATAATCCATTCACGTAGGTAATTCACGTAGATATTTTATAATATAACATTCACGTAAAGACTGGACGCATTGTGAAATCTATTTTTATTATAGAATATTCACGTAGCTACTATTTTATTAATATAATTCACGTAGCTAGTTAGATTGTACAATATAGGGGGTAATAGGTAATATATTAATATTATATCTTTTATTTATATTATATATATTAGTATTAATATTATAATATATTAATATTAGCAAAAATAAGATACCCGAATCTCCCCCCGACAAATGAATTATTTTATTTATTTTGGAACTTTTTTTTATTTATCTTGTATACAATACAACAAACGCAAAGGAATTTAAAAAATGAAAATAACAAGAAACATAATAAAATCTAATAAAGAGAAATCAGATATGATATTTATTACATTATCTAATGGAGATGAGGTTTACGTTTATGATGGTAAAAAGGGATATTGCGCAGTCGATGTAACTAGAACTACAAAACAAAAAGACCCTAAATCTAGCATTGTTACAAGCGAAAAAAGAGAAAAGGACGCTAACGGAAAGATACATTTAACTAAAGAAATTGAGATTGGGCAAGGGGCGTACAATTATGAAAACAGAACAACACTATCAATCACAAACACCATAAACGATGAACGAAGGAATTAGTTAAGGGTAAAGGGGGGCTTGGGTTTCCTTTCCTTAGCCCCCTATAAATTTAGATTACACAATACAAGAGAGGTTATACAATGCAAACACTGCCAGAGATAATAAAAAAGTACAGAAAAGATTTAGATATAGGATATTCATGCTCAATTTATGGAGGGAATTTTGATTTCTACATAGCCGACCAATTAGGAATAGAACCTAGAACTCCAGAATTTCATGAAATGCGTGACAAGTGGACGACATTTTTATGGTGCAATGATAAGAACAATATCGAAAAAACCTTAAAAGATTTTATAAATACTTGGGAACTTTTAAAATAATAGAACGTATAAAATAAAAACGAGAGGAAACAAAAATGAATGAACAACAGAAAACCTGTGAGCAGTTAATAGATAGTTGGTTAGAAGACAGAGCCAACGATATTAAAAAGTTTATGGAATTAGATGATATTTGGGAGGACGAAGCAGAGGACTTGGGATTGTTTAGCGAGTATGAATTATGTTTTGATTATGTAGATGCAAATACATTTGACAATCAAGACGAAGGGTACTTTAGGTATCAGCTTTCGTGGGGTGGTCCAAGTGATGAAATAAACTTTTATCGTGACGGACGGATAGAATATAGATACAAAGATTGGTTTGATGGTGCAGTTCGAGAGCTAGACACCAACGAGGATTGGGTGCAGTGGTTGGATGCTACGCTATTCCACGACAAAGAATCAATGTTTGAGCACAAAGAATTAGAGAGCGTAGAGGAATTGTAGAATATGAAGAGTAAAAAAGATACTTTGATTACTGAATATGGGGGCGAGCGTGGATATTGGGAACTGCCAATGAGATATGAACGTAAGACCTACGGAGAAAGAAGATTTGTTTCTATCGAGCCGATACAAAGAGAAACACCGAAGGTAAACAGAAACGATGCTTGCCCGTGTGGAAGTGGAAACAAATATAAAAAATGCTGTATGTAATACAGATTGTGAAATAAAAATAAACTACAGAAAGAGAACTGAACTATGAAAGAAAGAACTAGAAGAGCCTTAATAGATTTAATGATTATAACCGATGAACACAATTTATTAAGGGATGTAGACGAAACTCCAAAAGATTATAAAGATACAAAGAAACAAGCCTATTACGAACTGATGGCATTTATAAAAGAATATGGAGATAAGGGAACTAATTAACAATTGATGCGTATAAAAGAAAAAGATATTTAAAAATTGGGACGGGTGTGATACTGACAGCCTAATGGGTCGATTCGGTACAACACGAGTGAAGATAGAGTTTACTATCTGTGGGCAGAACCTAAGAAGGGGGGACGCTCATTAAACTTAAGCCCGTGAAAGATGATTGCCCGCAAGGGAACGATGAACAGGAAATGGTTTAATCGATTCAATCTTTGCCCGTCCTAGAAGATTTGTAAAGAAAAAAAATTGGAACAAAAATTAAACTTAAGCGTATAATAAATAAAGAAAGCGAGATGAACTAATGAAAAACAATAAAATATATTTTCACATTCACCAAGACTACGAAGGAGATATTATAAGTCCTTTTTGTCCTAATTCGTACAAGCTGAAAGAACTAATTGGAACTAAAGTCTTTAGTAACAATCAAATTCATAAAATATTAGATTTAGGATTTAAAATTACTTTCATCGTAAACAAGGGAACTCTTTACGAAAAGATGTTTAACGCTTTTTGTTGGACGCTAGACGGAACAATCAAATACGAACAACCTAGCTACAGTAATGAAAAAATAACAATACTAATGAACGATGCTAAAACAAATGAAGGAGCATTACAGCCACATATTAGAGAACTGAAAGACCATCTTGCTAAATTGAAATATGGTGAATATAAGGAGGTGAACTAATGGGCAGATACTACAATGGAGATGTAGAAGGTAAATGGTGGTTCGGCGTACAATCCTCAGATACTCCAGAAAAGTTCGGAGGTTATGAAACACATATAGATTACACAATCTGTGATGATGATACGTTCAAGAACAGAATGGAGTGTATAGAGAATGACTTAGGAGATAGGCTACCGATTCTAGAAAAGTTCTTTAAGGAAGAGCCTTACTATAATAATGAGAAGCTACACAAATATATGTCTAAGCATATCGAGGACTACAAATTAGAGTGGGTAAGTCAAGACGTTGAGGACTACGCAGACTACTGCTTTGGTAAGGAAGTTCAAAAGCACTTCAAGGAGAGTGGCGAGGATTATTGTAATGTTAATTCGGAGTTGTAAAAAAACTGGGGAACCTTTGAAGTACTTCCGAGTTAAAGAAGAAAAGAAAGGACAACAGATGAACAGAGAACTAGCACAGAAAGGGATAGATGCCTACGTTGACGCAGAGTTTCCCTTGAACATATTCAAGAGTTGGGATGTCGTGATGAACTTCTTCAGCGAGGTAGAGCAAAAGACAGACGAAGAATCGCAAGAGATGTACGACAAACTTCCCGATGAGGTCATGCTTTACAGAGGTATACTAGCGAAGGAGAAGCTTGACACACAGCTAGGGGCGTCATGGACAACCAATGAGGAGGTGGCAAAGATGTTCGCCCTACGATTTAGCAGATTAGGAGGTACGCCTTACATTATGAAAGGCGAGATAGATAAGGAGAACATATTGTACTTCACAAACGCCAGACAAGAGTCAGAGGCTATAATCAATCCAGATTCTATGATATGGATGGACTACGAGGAGTTATAAAATGGAAGAACATTTGGTAACGGGATATAAGATTGTGTACAACACACAGGATGGTGAAAATAAATCAGTTAAAGAGGTACAGGCTTTTGACTTGCCAGACTATGTTCGCAAAGCAATTGACCAGTACTTTGATTGGCTTGAAGATGAGGTTTTAAATGATAACATTTAGAAGGTCATATTATTGTATTGGACATTTTGTCATGCCACTATTTATATTATGGTACATGATACCGGCACATTAGGAAATATAAATGCTACGTGAAAAGATACATCAGCTAAGAGGCGAGGGATATAGCTACAATGCCATTTCTAAGCTCTTAAGATGCTCTAAATCAACGATTAATTATCATTTGGTACTTGGGGCTAAAGAAAAGATTTTAGCTCGAAATAAGCGATATAAATGGAAAAAGAAAGTTGATGAATATAATCTTGGTTTGCGTGAAAGATACGAGTGGAAGTACGATTATTTATTAGACAGGCAGTGCGTCGTATGTGGAGAGAGTAATCCATTAGCTTTGCAGTTCGACCATAAGAGTAAATATATCAAGACAGATAACATGGCAAATCTTTTTCGGAACAAAGTAACGATTGAAGAGTTAGAGAAAGAGGCAAAGAAATGCAGAGTGTTGTGTGCGAATTGCCACCAAATAAAAACAGCGAAGGAGACTAACAGAATGTTTTATCAGATATGTATGGAAAGAAAAATAGAGGACTTTATAAATGAATGCGGAAGATAAGAAAACTTTTATTGCAGAGAACTACCCAGATTGTATGGTAGCAAACGGATTTGGAGATGCTATCTTGGGAATCGTAGAAAGGCACGGGCATGAAGCAGTAGTTCTGTATGACAAAAACAAATGTATTGAGATACTAATGGAGAAGCATGAAATGTCAGAGGAAGATGCGTATGACCACTTCTACTATAATGTAGCCGGTTCCTACGTTGGCAAGTACACTCCATGTTTCGCCGAGATTCTATAATATGATTAGGGTATGGACACAACTAAAGTAGTATTGATTAATTGAAGTTAATTTCACAAATAACAATAATCAGTTTATACCCTAAAAAAATATTTGGGAACTTTTTGAAACCTTGTGCGTTTAAGAAGAAACGAAAGGAAATAAGATGAACATTAAAAACAAACCACTTAAAGTTATACTAGACCAACATAATCACGATGACTTTCCAGATGAATTACTAATGAATATATTGGATAAGTTTGGATATAGGACAGATTTATTTGCTGGAATATCCAGAACTAAAGTTAGTAGTGATTGTCCACCAAGAGTCGCTGATATGATTATACATACCATACGTCAATTATGGTGGAGGATGAGCGAGGAAGAAATGTGCGAATGCAAGGAAGAGCAAGATGAAAAATTTTGGGTTAGGAGGTCGGACTCTAGCGGAGACTTGATACCTTCAGAGGATACTCAAGAGTATAAAGATTATTGGGATAAAGCACGTAGCAAAAGTCAATTATTGGAACTTCTTAACAAGTAGGTAGTTATAAGAGTATGGGTATCATTATTGAAAGTAGGACAGAAATTGTCAGGGTGTTAGAAACCTATCTTGATACCCTTTTAACGAGAGCCTCTGTATTCAGATGTGTGTTGGGCAGTCTGGACCCTTCAGAGAAAACTGAGGTCTTGCTTGAAGGTGCACTAAGGCAAGAGACCAAACAACGGAGGCTCTTAAATTTAAGGACAGAAGCATGAACAAGAACAGCGTTAGATACTTAGAAAGACTAATGAAAGCAGAGATGGATAAACACAAAGTGGCTTTAAAAGATTTTAGATTTAGACAGCGTGGCATTGAAAAGATTGTAAGTGAAGTAATCCCACAGGATGCAGACAGATTAGTAAAGATAGGAGACAGGGCAAAGTGGTTGATGAACAATGTGCCAGATGATTACAGGTACGGAGAGTTGATAGAAATTAATAACGCAATTGCTAGTAACTTGCATGAACATTTGCAAAGAGTAGCAGAAAGGTATATAGGTGAGTTATGATAGGTGGAGACAAGACAGCAGTACAATGTCCAGAGTGTGATGAGACTTTAATTTGGTGGGAGTTCGGAGATTCTGGAGACCAGTCAGATTTAGGAATGGGCTGTGAGAATACAGAGTGCGAAGGCTTTACGGTACAACCAGATGACGTTTATTCAGCTATCGTAGCAGAAACAGAAAGACTAATATCGTAGTGCACGTTTGTATTGCCAAAGGTTTTTTTCGGGAAGTCAGTTCATCGCTTCCTCTTTATTTCCCTTTGGTAAGCACTGCGATAAAGCGGGGGAGGTATTTTTATCACGCACCTCCCCCCTCTCTCCTTTAAGATTTATAAACAAGAAAGGGATAATATGTTAGTAAAGGATTTTTTCAAGTGGGCTAGGAACGAGTCAAAGGTAGAGCTTGACCTGATGGAAAAGAAGGGAATCGAGTACACTGTATCAGACGATGATAAGCTTGCCAACTTCAAGTCAATCGGCGAAAGGCTCAAATGCAAACCGGAGTTCGTAGCGATGGTGTATTTACTAAAGCACATGGATAGTGTAAGGAACTACGTATTACAGGGTACGGAAGCATCTAACGAACCGATAGAAGGTAGGCTCAGGGATATACGTAATTATTGTTTACTGCTAGGTGCGTTAATAAAGGAACGAAAAGAAGAAGGGAAAGGCTTTGACAAGGAGTCACGTGACTTCTTCAAGCTAACAGACAATTATATTAGCGACCTACAGAAAAAAACAAAAAAGAAGGGAACAAAATAAGATGGGCATAGTTAGAGACTTATGTTTACTATTTGTGTATGAATGTAAACGTAATAAAGAATTTATTTTAGGAATGATAATAGGAATCATTATCGGTAAGATAATATAGAAAGGTTAATAGTGTTAGCGAATTACGACAAGATTATAGAACAGATACAAGCCGAGATAAAAAGGATACGGGAGGCTAACAAGAAATTGTTATTGAAGAATAGTACATTGCAGTACGCAGAAAATACGATGTACTTAGCAGGTCTTTACAAGGGACTAAGCATCATAACTGACCACGTTCGTGACGAATTGAACGAACTAGATAAGTGGGCAGACGATAAACAAAATGACATTTCTGCTTGAATATGGCAAGAAACGGTGTAAATTCCGAAAGAATCAGCAATTATTTAGGAAAGATTATGTTGTTAAATAAAACTGCAATTAGAAAAATGTTTCACGATGAGGGCATACAAGTGAATGTACTTGCACTTAATATTGTAGAGCGCCTTGTACGATACATAGTAGATTCTATGATAATCGGTGCAAAGTTCAAGAAAGTAAAAAGGGTTAAGCCTAGCAATATACAGAAAATATCTGATGAAGAGATAAAAGCTATGCTTATACACATGGATGATAGACCTTTTTAAGATATACGATGACTACATCATGGACCTCAAGGGCGAAAACTATGACGCCAGATACGAGGGTAAAGACGAGTGGTTTCACGCATCTGGTGCAGGTTTGTGTATGCGTAAACATTACTATGCACAGATAGAAAAGCTACCGACCGGAGACAAAGACTCTAACACGATGCGACTCTTCAGACTTGGTGACTTGGTTCACGGAGATATGCAAGAGGCACTAGAAAGATATGCAAAGAAGAATGGGTACGAGGTTCATATTGAGACAGAGATTTTGATTCCACGATTGAATGTACGCAGCTTCGTAGATGCTATGATTTTAAAGGATGGTGCATTGTACGATATTAAAACGTGTAACGATTTCAAGTGGCAATCCATCTTCGGTAGATACGGAAGTAAAGAGGCACCGCAAAATTATGCAATTCAATTGGGAACTTATGGGCTTTATTATCGTGAAAACAATATAAAGATAAATAAAATGGCACTACTCTTTTACAACAAGAACAATTCACGTGTCAAGGAGTTAAGGGTACCAAGAAAGTATATTGATATTGCAGAGAGGTATTGGTTAAAGGTGCAAGAATTATTTAAGGACGGCTTACCACCAATAGAGAAAGGGTTCTCTCCAGTAGAGGATTGGGAGTGTAACTCTAAATATTGCTCGTTTTACGAGCCTTGTGGTGGTGGCATAAAAGGAATACAAGAAAGGGAAAACAAATGGACCAAGAGGTAGATTGGGATAAGGTGAATAGAGGCAAGGTGCGATATGGGTTTGCACTCGAATTGTACAAACAGGGTAAGATGTTGAAACCATCTGAGATAGGAAAGATAGAAGCGTTTGTAGGATATGTAATGAACGGCGTGGATGAGGATAGTCCGCCAGATAGACCGGTTGTTAAGAAGCCATACATGGACAAAGAACAATGCAAGAGAGTCTTAGAGACAGAACAGGAGGGGACCAAGAAGTTTGTAGAGGCGATGGTTCATTTAGATATGGATGGTCTCAAGCAAGAGGATTCAGATAAGGTCTTAAAAGCGTTAGCCGATGGCAAGATTACAATGGATAATCTTCAGGCATCTTTAGATAAGATGCAACAGATAAGAAAATCCTATAAGTAAATGTCCGGCGACTCCTACTACATACCAACTGGGGATAGTGCGAGCTCTCGCATTCCCGCCGGTGAATACAAAGCTATGATATGCGACATAGAAGTTATGAAGGATATGCGTTGCGGGGGATTCATAGCTGATGTATTCAAACCAATATATCGCATAATACAATCAGATTACGAAGGTACAGAGATAAAAGATAGCGGTCTCTTCAGGTACAAGGAAGCACAAGGCTATCAATTCAAGCCAAACCGAAACTGGGGCTTTGCAAAGTTCTGCCAAACTTTAGGCATACAAAAAGAAACCGGAGGTAAAGTATCACTTCCATACCTGCAGTTAAGTATGCTTAACAACATAGAAGTAATGGTGGCAATAAGTTATAAGAACTTTATAAATAAAGAAGGCACAAACGTAAGCTATCCAGTAGCGATACTTAAAAAGAAAATAGAGGAGGTTCCGTTTTGATACACTGGAACAAGCTAAAGATAAAGCCAACAGATGACATGACAGATGCGGATGTCAGGGATTTTGTGGAATGGGTAACGAAAAAAGCAGAACGATTAGGTTTCCACGTAGAGTTAGATTTGTACAAAGAGTCTGGCTCTGGTTCTTCAGAAGCAATAAGTCCCAACCCACTGGCTACTAATGAAAGCGATTAAAGTTATCTTGAATCAAGGACAGCTAAAAGATATTACCAAGCAGGTAAGAGACGAGGGAGGTGCAGACTACCGGTTTGATGTAAACCTTTTGGAGGGTAAGCTGTCCGAAAATAAATGGGCAGAGATGCTAGAAACTGTAGAGTTCAAGAAAGATTACAAAGCTTGGGACACAGGGAATATAGCTGTAGAGTACAGCAATAATGGAAAGCCAAGTGGAATCTCTGTTACAGAAGCTAAGTATATTGCATACGTACTTGTAGATGAAAAGCAAAACGAGAACGTGGCTATCTTTATAAAGACAGAGGTATTTAAGAAGATGTGTCGTAAATACTTGAGACATCCACAAAGAGATATAAAAGGTGGAGATAACTTTAGCTCTAGTCTAATCCTGCTACCGGTTGAAGAACTACTAAATCCTAAATTTATATTTGAGTCAGAGGATGATAAAAAAGAATGGGAGTATAAATGCAGAGATTGTGGCTACGCATATATTTCACAATCTAAAACACTTTTTAAAATCTGTCCAGATTGTATAAAAGTAGATAAAAAAATTAAGTTGGAGATACTTTGAAGAATAAACACAAGACCAATAACAAAGACAGAGACAAGCAGATTACACACTTGTTTGAAAGAGTGTATGGCTTAGGTCAAGAACTGCGGATGGTAAGGACCCTTTTAGAAAACTATATAATATGGAATGGCGATGTCGAAAAATTCACAAAATACTTACAAGAAGACCAAGAAAAAAGAGAATCAGAGACGGGGAAGAAGAAACCGTCAAAGAGGAGCAGAGCTACAAAGGCAAGCGGTAAATCTAGCTAAAGAATTTAAACTAGAGGCTTTCAATCGAGACAGAGGCGGAGCGCAACACGAGATGGGTGACATAGAGATTGAAGGTAGCTACTACGGATGCAAGAGAAGAAAGTCTATTGCGACTTGGGTAAAGCCAGAGAAAGAAGAAGTGGGCGTGGTAATACGAGAAGATAGAGGCGCACCATTTATGGTGGTCCCACTAGAGCACTACTTGTTCTTAGTGTCGCTTAGTAAAGAGAAGATTTAGCGGGGGAGATTAACAAAAGAAAAAGTTGGTTGGCGCTAACTAAAACTTTGAACAATCTGTGGTGTAAAAGTAGCCCGCTAAAAATTAACAAACGAAAGGAGCCAAGAATGGCATTTGAACATAAACCAAATACTGCTACGGTATTTTTTAACGGAAAGAAAAGCGGTGAGAACCAACCAGATTTCACAGGAAAGGGTAAGGTTGGAGATAGCTTAATGGAGTTCGCTATGTGGAGAAAGAAAACTCAGAAGGGTGATGAGTATTTTTACATGAGTTTTAAGGAACCATCAGAGAAATTCGGCAATAAAAAGAGTAATGACGACCCTTTTTAGAAAAAGCTTGAATAAAGGCTGTAACGGGGGTAATTTCGCATTATCCCCCACAGCTATATATTGTATCAAAATATTATTTTTATCGTCATATAAGCTAAATTAGGGGGTGTTTTTGTCTGCAAGTTTACAAAAAAATACAGAAAGTAAAACATTGTTCATAAAATGCCCTTTGATAGATTCTAAGTGCGCAATGTGCGGAGAATCAAACTGGAATCCTATGACAGACAGCTATAATTCTACAAACTATTTACATTGTGGAATGATAACAGGTTATGAAACAAGAGTAGATTCACTAGAAAAGTGTTGGCTTGAAATGGAGAAGAAAGAACAGGCTAAATTTAAGAAGCAAAAGAAGAATGAATTCTATGCTTTGAATCCTGACAAGATAAACGTTACTCCTGTTAAGGGTTTATCTGTTTCTTATATTTAGTCATTAACCTTTGGTTGATTGCATTAATGTCTATGTCTTCATATCTAATTGGTCGTTCAGGAAAAGAATTGTTCCACTCTCTAATTGTCCTCTCCGCCATTAGTGTATTTTCATCTATCATAAAATCTAGTATCTTGGCTCTCGTTCTTCCCAGTCTAAATTTTACATAATCAGCCCTTTGCCCGGGTGTTTCTAATCTACTTAAAACTCTTCTACCTACTGAACCAAATATAGGCGCTACGTTTCGTACAGACCTTTGAGCTGTTACCCAGCTTGGTCCGAAAATATCTAAATCTTGTTGTAGTCTTTGTAATGCCTGATATGCTTTACTTGCATCTTGTATCATTGCGGGTTTTACTGCAAACTCTATAGCTCTCCATTTGCTCTCAGAGTTAATTATATCTGTGACTATACCTAGACCACCTACTGCAGCCATGTTTCCTAAAAAGTCATTCATTGTAAAATTTTTACCATCTACCAAAACATTGTAATTATCGCTATATATATCTTTACCTGCTAATCCATCGCTTAACATAGACTTTGCAACATTTACCATTGCACCACCTGCCATACCAGCTAATCCAAGCCGAAGTATAAAAGCAAAGTTTTTATTATCAATAACCTCTTTTTTTAACTCAGATAGTACCCATTCTGCTTGCCTATACCCAAACCTTTTAAACAACACAAAAGGTTGCATACGTGGGTCATTAAAAAACGCAGGCTCTCTAAATACGTTTCTTTGTAACTGAGTATCTCTTGAAAATTCATACATAGCTTTAGATAGTTCTTTAGGGGTAAGCTTTTTATTTATATCATCGACTCCCATATTCTTTAGGTTTGACTTAGCCCACTCTACCCTAGCTTTTATTTTAGAATTTTTAGCAATACGTTGCCATTTTAAAGCTGCTTCATATCCAGTGTATGCTGATATAAATTTATTTAATTTGTTTACACCTTGGAACCCAGAAGCAAAGGTAATTTTATCAGCAACCTTACCCATAAAAGAAACATTAGAAGGGTTAAACCCTGCAAGCATCTGGTGCAATTCCAAAGAACTTGCCCCTGAATATTCTACAATTGCTTTCCTGTAATTCTTATCTGTTATGAGCTTGTATGTTCCCCTAAAAAAAGGACCATATCCTGACTTTAAAACACTAGAAATAAAAGGCTGTGTCAGGTTTGGGATAGTAGCAAATCCTAATCCAATTTTAGTTGCTACTTGAAAGTTAACTATGTCATTTAAAATACCCTTAGTTCTTGGGCTGTAGTTATACTTTCTGTCTACCTCTATTGTTCCTGTAAAAGTATTAATAGCTTTATACAGCAGTTCGGATTCATTCCGTCCACCTAAATCACGCAAGCTTTTAATTTTGTCATATACTTTATGACCTTTTTGCCCTGCTGTCTCAACGAAGGAAACTCTTTTGGATAGTTGCGCCATATAATCTGTCAATATTAATCCAGCATCTTTTTCAAAAAACTCTTGAGGTAAACTTACTTTTTTTCTGCCTATTTCCAAGTTTTTATTTGTTATAACTATTTCGCTAAAGACTTCATTTCTTAGCGATTCAAACGCTTCTGAAAGCTTGACGGGTCTGTTCATATCACGCACCATCCTATCACGAATACTCTCTATTGCTCTCCTTGTTTCGTTAGATACCACGTTAGTGTCTAGAGCTCTCTTTAAATTTTCTTCAAACCCTTTCTTTTGTTTCAACTCAAAGCTTAGCGACCTAGAATCAAACGTAGTAAATTTTTCTATATCATCTCTTAATTGTTTAATAAGGTCTCTTTTTATTTTTCTAGGAAAGTAGTTTGGCTCAAACTGAGCTACATCTATACCGGATTGCTTGGCTATTTCATAAGAATCATTTAGTATTTTTCTAAAATCAGCTACTCTAACTTGAGCATTAGCATCAGGAGACTGTAGGTCTTCACCTAATTGTTCACGCAATTCTTTGGATTTTATTTTTTTTAAACCTTTAATTCTTTTACCATCTCTTGTAATATAAGTAGCGTTGTTCAAGGCGTAAGCAAGCTGTTGAAATAAAGTAGCTTGCCTTGCATCCATTGTGTAATAATCTTTCATTACATCGTTAAAGATAGGTTTGAAGCGAGGGTCCTTTACCCTGCTCTGTAATGGCTTTAGCCCTACTAACACATCATACACTGGACCGGGTAACACTTTTTTAAATAAAGAAGAACCGGATGATTCGTATATTGGAATATCTAGTTTTTGATACTCCTTAATTTCCTTATCTACTGCTTGTCTTTTTTCAAACTCTTTTAATAGCTTTGCCCTAGCTTCAAAATCATTTTTTATCTTATCATAATTAGTGCTTTGTCTACCCTTTCTTCTTTGGCTAGGCTTGATGTCAAATTCTTTTCCAGCTGCCTTATCAACAGCTAGTTTAAACTCTTGGTCAGTTATCTTTAAATCGCTAGCAAGCTTAAATGTCTTGTTACGAATTGATGTATCTACGTCTCTTCCGCTACTGTCTGTTTTTAACCTAAACCCACCATCTTTCGATGACTTAAAAAACTCTGTTTTTGAAATTGGAGGCAAGTCTTTTCCCGGTGTGCCGTCTTTATTTACCTCCCTAATCTTTAGCATTGTATCTGTCTTCTGCGTTTTAGTCCAGTCTGTAAGGATGTTTACATTTTGTTTTCCGTTTGTCCAAACTTCTTGCGCCAGACCCTGAGCTTGCATTCTATCTACCCTAGCTTGTGCACTTTCCCTGTAAATATCTTGTAGTTTTTCGCCTGTTACTTGTTTTGATTTAGGTTTAAAAATATTATCTTTAGCAGCCCTACTTAAAGTAAGCCCGCCAATAACACCCGCTGCGTGTATATAAGACTCAACAGTTGGGAGTTCCCCCTCGATTAAAGGACCAGCGGTTCCAAATAAAAAAGCCTCAGAACCTTTTTCTATAGCAGTAGCTCTCCTTGCACTAAACCCTCTTTTCAGTGCGGTGGCTTTAGTAACGGCACCAGCTCCACCAGATAATCCACCCAGCGTTGCACCGACAGCTGCGTCTTTAAGAGTTCTGGTAAAGTCTATATCTTCGTTAGTAACTTGCTGACCTAACGCTGACTGTAACCCAGAATAAAAACCTAATCCTGTACTACCTTTAACTGCCCTTTCTCTGGCTTGCTCAAAAACTAATCTAGATGAATTTTGCGTAGCTACATCAGCTAATTCTTTTTTAAGCCCTGATTTAATCATTTGCTTTGACGCTTGTTTGGTCGCAGCTCTTAACGCTACCCCTCCTACGCCACCACCTATAGCCATAGTAGCAAAATCTGTTGGAGTTAAAAAGCTTACAACCGTAGAGCCAATATCGGACAACATATTAGGGTCATAATCAGAATCTATTTTGAAAACAGGTTCACCCTTAACTACTTGCTGTGCTAGTCCCTCTATACTTTGATTGTACCCTTGCTTTACCCAATTCGGTAGCCAATTACCCGGTATAAATCCATACAACTTTTCATTTCTTTTAGGTACACCACCACCCAAAGACTGCAAGAAGTTTAGTTCTTCGTTTGTAAAGTCATATCTGTTTTGCATTTTATTCTACTGGTAAAAATTTTCTTCCAGCTTTACTGCCTAGGAAAGTAGCATCAACATTGTCTCTTCCAGTAATCCTCTTAGCGTAATCATCCATCCATCTTAGCTTTGGGTTTATGCGGGTAACCATGTTTCCCTTGTCCAATCCTGTCTGTATTCTTTGAGAGAGTAGGTCTCGCCACCTTGCCTGCGTAAGTTTTTCACCTTCATAAAAGAACTCTTGAGGTCCCTTTTGGTTTTCAGGAATTTCTGGTTGTGTTATTCGACCTTCTGCAATCCCAGACAATACGTTCTGTGTTGTTATTTCAAGGGGTTGCGCATCGTCAAAAGCACCGCTCTGTTGGATTCTTTCAAACTCCTCAGGAGATACTGTCATAGAACCATCGGGATTGAAAGCGTTTTCACTTAGCAAATCATTAGCAGAGTCTTGCGAAGTAGCACCTGCAGGAGGTGCTGTAGTTCCTGCGGGCGGAGTAATAGTGTCTACGGACAAACCTTCTCTTTTATTGTACATAGATTGTATATTCTGTACGCCGTCTATAAAAGCTTTACCGTCTGAGTTTGGCAAATTAAATTGATTAACAAGTTTCTGATACATTGGTCCAAAAACAGGGTCTTTCACAAACCCCATATTCATAGCGTTGAAGTCTGATAAATCTTTTTTAATGCCGGTTGCTATTGCCGAGTAGTTTGGATTGGTTGTCTTGAGTTGAGACAGAGCCTTTTTGCCAGCAATCAATCTATCTTTAGGGTCCGTATTTTCGAAATAACCTCTAACTAGCGTTTCCGTGGCAGTTTCGTTAACAGCTGCGTCCCTTAGTTTAGCAGCTATTTCCGGGTATTTAAATTTATCATAAACGCTAGCTAGTACTCCCTTATCATCTCCAGCACCTGCTACGGCTATATTAAACGACCTATTTTTATTTGCATCTTCTTGATTCTTTATAACTGAGTCTCTATAAGTCTTAAGGTTCGCCTCTTCTGTTTTATTCCTATCTTCTAATATCCTGTTACGCTCTCTGTTTAGGTCTTCGTTTGACTGTATTCTTCTTAAATCTAGATTTAATCTTTCTCTTGCAATGGCTTGGTCTTGTTGTCTTTTTTCAAAATCTGCCCTTGCTTGTTGATTTAATTGTCTTAACCTAAACATCTGGTCAGGTACACCAGTAAGGGAGTCCGCTAAAGCTTGTAATGCAAACTGCCCTCTTCTATATCTATCTGCTCTTGACATAATATTCCTCTATTTTATACTGAGCCAAACTCAAACTCTCCAAGCCTTTCTATATCTGATATAGAACTTAATAAATCAGACTGGAATCCTTCTACTACTCCACGCCTTCTTCTTTCTACATCTCCAGAAAGACCTGCTAATCGTTGTTGAAATTGTTGCATCCCGGTGCCTACCCCAAGACCTGTTCCGCCCATTCTTTGTTGTGCATATAAGTTAGCTAGATTTTCCCTTGCTCCACTTCTTATGTCTTGTAATTGCTGTCTGTAGCCTTGGCTAAATTGTGGAAGTTCATCAAGATACTCTTGCAATCTTGGGTCGTTTGCAACATCTAACATTCCCAATTGTCTCAATGCTGATTGTGCGCCAATCGCCGTTCCGTAACCAGCAATTCTGCCTAAGTTCTGTGGACCTACACCACCCTCTTCTAATTCAACATCCTCTACATTCTCTATAGAATCAAGACCGCCTCTTGTTACATCTTGCAAGTTTCGTCTTCTATCACCTAAAGGTCCTGTTGTTTGAGTATAACCTTCGCTTCCCTCTCTTTTTTCTAATCCACTTAATCCTCCACTAACATTAACACTGCTCATATCGCCAGTTCCCATCCCAGCAGATAATGATGTGCTCCCTACCATCTGGTCAAATGTATCAGCAATAGAGCTTGTACCAACCGTGTTTTGATTAGTAGGAGTAACTAACCCACTGGACAGTGTTGGTAAGGTTGGTGCATTACCAAAAGGATTAGGCTCTTCGTCAACAAATCCGCCAACTTGAAATTTTTGCATCATATCTATAAGCCCTCCTTTCTCAAAATCAACAAAAGGCATGGCTCTTCTTGTTAAAGTCGTATCTGCAGGAGAGCTGAAAAGCGTATCTGGAATTGCAGGTTCAAATAAAGAACGTGAAAAAATACCACCGCTAGCTGGGTCAACAAAAGAACTTACCTCTTCATCCCCTAACGTCATTCCAAAAGGTTGCTGAAAATCAATCTGTGCAAGATTATCCGCATCTGTACCGGGAATGGTCATGGAAAAATCTTGACTGGTGTCAATACCCTCAAACATGGAAGGTTCTGGTTCTAACGCCTCTGTAAATACATCGTCAAGTGCTTCAGGGGCTTCGAGCGGTATATCAACAACTGGTCTTGTTGGCTGTAACAATGGCTGTGTTTCAAGAGCTAATTGCTTTGCATCAGCAGCAATAGGTGGCAATGAGGTAGCTGCGGCAACACCCTCTGAGACTAAGGAGGGGTCAGTCGGCATACTCCCTAATGGTAAAAAATCGCCACTTCTAGATACTATGCTTTGTGGGGCTAGGGTAAATCCTTGCATTCCAAATTCACCAAATCCCTTAGCGAACATAGGAGCTTCTAGGTTTCCTAATTGCGTTGGTCCTAATTTTCCCTCTGCGACTTGAGATGGTAGAACGTCTTGGTATTGACCTGAAAAAATGCCCTCACCTTCTTTTATAGCGGAGGGACCGCCTGCAGTACTAGGTCCTTGTAAAAATTTACCTTGTAAATAAGTCTTTAAGCCTTGCTGTAAACCTGCTATACCCGCCCTTTCCAAACTACTTTTTTTAAAGTCATCTATATTTCCCTGTAAATCTTCTCTTGTTCTTTTTGCGTATCTACCTTCACCAACATCGGTTCCTTGATAAAAACTTTCTCCACCAGCTTGACCAAGAAACTTCCCAATTCCAGAGCCAATTGCGCTTCCCAGTAATGTCCCTACTCCGGGTATAGGAATAAAAGAACCGGCTATAGCACCTATAGTTCCTAGGATTTGCCCTTTTTGTTGGGCTTCTTTTTGTTTCCTCGCTGCCTCTGCTGCAGCATCTCTAAGCCTTCTAAGTTCTTTTTGAGCAGCTCTAGTTCTGCGACTTCTAGCTACCTGCCCACCTATTTGATAGTTAGTGGGTCTGCCTGTCATTCCGCCGCCGTATAGTTCCATTAAGCTGTTTGCCATATCAAGTACCTCTTATACTTTCAAATTCTATATAGAATAATTTACCAAATGCTTTTCTATAAATCCTTAATTTATTACCACCTGCAAGCACTAGCCTTTCGTCTCCATCTGCCATCTCACTTATAGATGGT